CCCCGGCACAAAACACCGAACCAAAAAAAAAATGGGGGTCAATCAAACATTACGAGCGTTATCGGTGAGTACGCGGTAGCTAAAGCAATGGGCGAACATTGGCAAGACTTGGAACAGGATCGCGGCGGATTCGACGTATTGAATTACCAAGTACGCGCATCAGAAAAAGACAACCCGAAACTAAGCCAACGTAACGGCGATGACCTAAACCACATATACATTCTGGCGCAAGTGTATAAAAACCGGGTACTAATCCATGGATGGGCAACCGGCTACGACGTACAACAGCGCGGCGCCCAAGAATACGGGGCCATTCGCTTGCCAAATATCTTACTTAATCCAATGTCTCAGCTAATACACCCAATTATTTACACTTCACAAGTAACCGAATATAAGGATTATGACCAATGAGCAAATTTAGCGAAACCGACCGCGCAGAGCTGCGCGCACTATTTAACCAACTGGCCGACTTACAGGCCGGCACCATGTTGGTTATTTCATTCGACCCGCCGGCGTCGCTCTCTTGTAAATGGTCGGCTTCTGTAGCTCGCGCTATCCCGCACCAATGGCATAAAGGTTCGTCGGCTAGGAGTTTGGCGCGGTTGCGTTTGAATTCTGCTGTTGCTCTTTGTTTGCCGTTGTGTGTGGTTGTCATGTTGTTTAGTTGTCTCTCCCGCGCTTCGCTTGGGCTAGCGCGCTATCGCTTGCTCTCATGTTGTGTGTTGAGTCTTTGCACTACGTCCCCCCACACTTTGAGAATGTCTCTCTGGCTGCCGGAATGTTTCATAGTTAAGGACGGACACCAATCGTATTTGTGACGTTTAGACGCTGCGCGCCAGCTCTACGGGCATGGCGCACTACCCACGTTTCCGTGTGTTATGCCGGCATAGTGCAAACCCATACGCGGCCGTGAGTGTTATTAAGTTGTGGGGCATAGCTATTCGGCTGGCGTGTCTGCCAGTTCTCCTATGATGGTTTCGGCCTGTAAGTCGGCCAGTTGGTTAAATAGTGCGCGCAGCTCTGCGCGGTCGGTTTCGCTAAATTTGCTCATTGGTCATAATCCTTATATTCGGTTACTTGTGAAGTGTAGATAATTGGATGTATTAGCTGAGACATCGAATTAAGTAAGATATTTGGCAGGCGTATGGCCCCGTATTCTTGGGCGCCGCGCTGTTGTACGTCGTAGCCGGTTGCCCACCCGTGAATAAGTACCCGGTTTTTATACACTTGCGCCAGAATGTAAATGTGGTTTAGGTCATCGCCGTTACGTTGGCTTAGTTTCGGGTTGTCTTTTTCTGATGCGCGTACTTGGTAGTTCAGTACGTCAAATCCGCCGCGATCCTGTTCCAAGTCTTGCCAATGTTCGCCCATTGCTTTAGCTACCGCGTACTCACCAATTACGCCCGTAATGTTTGATTGCCACCAATTTTGTTTGTGATACGGCGTTTTGTCTCGGGGTTTACGGCCTTTTTTCATGGCCCGTATGTTTCGGTGTACGCCGCTTATTGCGCAATACTCTAATTCTTCTAAATCTAGTGTTACTAGTACTTTGCTCATATGTCCGACAATCGCGCTATTACGGCGTCTAAGTCTTTTGGATACCAGCAATAGCATTCGTATTCGGCTTCTAACAAATAGCGTTGCCAACGTAATTGGGCTTCAGTTTGTTTGTTACGGCCGGCTTTAAGCTCAGCGAAGACAAGGCCGCCAGTTGGGTGGCTTAGCACTAGGTCGGGAAAACCGGCATCTCCTTGGAAGTGTGTAGCCCAACGCTCCCCGACTTGTGCCGGTTTGGCGTGGTAGATCAACCAGCCGCGCAGCTTTGCTATTGCACAAACTTGCTTTAAGAATGCGGCTTCCGACATGCCGGCGTAGTTATTCGGCATCGTGGATATCTTCCGCGTCTAATCCTTGGGCCATAAATGAATTCTTTTTCCATTCGATAGCTAGCCAAGTCATGCGTTTTAACTCGGCTTGTGCTTCTTCTAATTGCCTTATGACTATGTTTAGCTCGCGTCGTAGGCTGTCGCGCTCTTGCCTGCTGTCGTGAAGCATGCTGCTGTAAGCCCATACGGCTTGCTCGGGTGTCATGTCGTCGGGGTTCACGGTTTTGCCTTTGGTAGTGGTTTGATTGCTAGAAACATCTCTTTAGCTTCTGAGTATGTCATAGGTGCCGTTGGATCAAAATCTAGGCCGCGCTCTTTGCACATGTCTGTAAGCGTTTTAATTTGTCCGGGTGTGGCGCCGCCGCTGTTGCTTGCTTGGGTTTGTTCGCGTGCTGATAGTCGCGCACTCCCAAGCTCTTTTGCTCTTGGGCCTTCTGGTTTTGGTGCTGGCCGGCTAATTGCTATTACTTGGTTGTCGTCGTCTGCTGCTTGCTGGCGGCCTAAAACTTCGTTGCTAGTGGCTATAGATTTGTCTATACCAAACCCCATATAGCCCAATGCCCGGCCTAGCGCACTTGTGGCGCCGTTGGCCTGTTCCGACAGTTTAGTAAAAGTAGTTCGCCCCGGGTACGGTTCAAACATGTAGGCGGTAACGGGTATGGGGTCGTTTGGTTCGCGGCTAACCGTAACGCTGCATTCTATGAATAGCTGATCGCCTACCTGTGTTATCTCTGGCCGGTGTTCAACTATGCGCAGCTCGGGAAAAACTTTTAAAGCCTGCTTTAGACGGGTTTTAACGTCTACATATTCAGATAGGTCAAAAGCCATTATTCGTACCATCCGTTTTCGTGATTAGAAACCCAATCGGCAGCCCACAAAGTAACTGCTAGAAATACAGCCATTACGCCGGCTACAGCAAAAACGCCTATAACGGTTTTCATTTTGTACCGCGCATTTCGCTGTCAATAACCATTAGCAAGTCGTGTGTTTGGCTGCTGAGTTTGTCATAGCCTGCGTCGTACAGTTCCTGCACAATGTCGTCTAAACGGTCAATGATGCTTAGCGGTTTTGGTTCTAGCGCGCTGGGGTGTTCTAACCTGCCAATTGCTTGGCGCAAGTCTTCGCATAATTTGGCGTCGTCCATGGCGTAGCTGTAGGCGTGTGCGCGCAAGTTGCGTATAAGTACGTCGGTTGCTTTGGGCCGTGTGTTGGCCCACAAGTTGGCTAGTGCTTGGTCTAGTTGGTTAGTCGGGTTCACCATTTTTTATTTTCCTTTTCTCTGTTTGTTGTAATTACGTTGGTATTCGTTGTGAGCTTGTCTACACATCGCGCATGGTGTTTCTTGCTTTTTAAGATGGTATACGTAGCCTGTATCACTGCCGCATTTACTGACGCGGGGACGGCCAGCCATTACGCTGCTATTTCCGTGGCGTAGAATGTCATATCCCATTTATCTTTAAAACCGTATTCTTTTAGTGCTTGCTCGGGGCTGTCTGCAAACACTCTGCACACTGTTACTTCTTTAAGGTTTACGTAATCGCCAAAGCCGTCGAATTCGTCGTAAGTGCCGGGCGCGTTGATGATTGCTGTAATTCTGTAATCTTTCATGTCTCTATCTTACACGACGTAAGAGTAAATGCAAGTCTTTTTAAGAATTATTTTTTAGAGCTGTTTCCGTTCCACGGTGCCCAACCGTGACGCTTAAAAAGAGCTAACGCGGCCTTTAAGTTGCGGCGCGGTGTCCATAGCTCTTGCATCGCTTTGCGCACAATGCCCGCATTTTTTAGAAAGGTTTTATTACTGCCGTTAATTTGCATTAGGCCGTAGCTCCCGGTGTATGGGTCGCGCTGATTCCAAGCCCGGGCAAAGCCTTTGGACTCACGGGCACATATAGCCATTAGGCGGGGTATCTCGCGTTTATGCCAGCCAACTTCTAGAGCTAGCGCCGTGAAGCGCCGGCAGTCTGGTTCTATGGCTGCTTTGGTTTGGGTGGCCGGCATGAGTAGCGCAGCTATGGCAATGGTGCCTAGTAGTCGTTTCATAGTTTCTGCCTTTCGTCGGGATAGGTAAAAACCTTAATGGTGTTATTGAGACTTTGCGCGCCTTTGCGCTGAAATCCTTATGCTGTAACGGTTTTATCGGGTGGGGTTACGCTTTTCCATGCGGCTACAAACGCTTGTGGGTTGTCGGCCATGGCGGGTGTTAACTCGACGTGTAGCCATAAACCACCGGGCGTGCCACCGTTTGCGGTTTCTGTCCAGTCTTTCCAACCGGGCTTACCGTCACGATTACAACGCCAGCCGCGGCCCCATTTCTCGGTGCCTTTTTTTGTGGTGCCAGCGTAGTCGTGTACCTCTTCGACACCAAGAGTCTGGTAGTTCGCTACCAACCAGTTAGCCCACAAGGCGGCTGTGGCTTTGTCTTTGTAGCCGATGTCGGCTGCACGGCCAGTGGCGTGCACGCTGAGGCGGTCACTGCCGCGCATGTTACGTACGGCCCAAGTGCCAAGGTTCGTAAAGCCTTTTTTCTTAATGATGTCTACGAACTTTTCGGTGCCTGGTCTTTTGCCTAACGCTGCGCCGTCGGTGGTGCCGGTGTAGTTCATGGCCGGCTAATCATGTCGGCGATGCGCGTCAAGAGTTTTGCAGCTGCGTCGCGCACAATTTTTAGTAGGCCTTTTTTGTCGTCGTTATTCATCGGTTTTGCCTTTCGGTTTATCTTTTAAGCCATTTGCGCTCAGCAGGCCAGCAAGCGAGCCAGTAAGAAATAACAATAATGGCTGCAAGGTTGCCCATGCGCTTTTGTCATTGTCTGATACTTCGAGCGGCTGCGTCACAAAAAGCAAGCCGTAGATAAGTGACATGGTGGCAACGACAAAAGTAAGTGACAACGCGCAGGCCACTACAAAGATAAGGCGCGCTTTTATTTGCTCGCTGGTCATTCTTTCGGGTCGGCGCGGTGGCGGGATTATAGGCATTTGTCGGCCAGTATTCGAGTACTGCCGACGCTGGCGGTGTCAACAGTTATTGACGTTTCGGCGCGCAACGCTTTGTTTTTTGTGCGTACTTCTGGGCAGTTGACGCGCTCACGGTCTCCGCAAGCTGTGAGGATTGACGCAAACAAAAGCGCCACAAAACTAGCCCGCCAAATCATCTTTTTCCCATTGTTTTGTTAGTTGTTCGTCTAGTTCTGCCTGTGCAATTTCTTCTGCTGTCATGTCACGTTCATATGACTCGCCAGTAGTAAAATTGTAAACCATAATTTTTGTCATTTTTATGCTTTCCTATATCCGTAAATAGTGACATTGCCAGCCATGGTCACGGCACTTGATGTAGTAAAACGTATCCCGTTGTATGCAGTTGTGAGGCCGTGAAAACCAGCGCCAGATAGTGACCGATACGAAGTTAGATAACTTGCAGATTGTGTTATTGCATTTGTTTGTTGTGCCACGTTTGGATTGAATAAGTCTATTGAAATAGAACCTATTTTAAGATTTGCAACTGCGGCGCTTAACGACAAACCTGTATAGGCGTGTACTTGGCCACCAGCTCCGCTATTGTCGGCCGCGGCTGCCGAGTTATAACCTGCGTAAGCCCACGCATAATTAGCGGCATTTATTACTGTTGCATTTGTCAACATTTGCCAATAAATATCGCCTGCGCCCGACATTGAAATTTGGTCAATTAAAATTCGATAGTTTGTATACGTGCTCGTAAAACAACCTTCAAAATTTGTCGCGGTAAGAGATAACGCACCGCTAGTGACATAGACAAGCCCGCTGTTTGCTAGGTACGTGTTTGTGTCTGAAGCGGTCAACACTTCGCCAGTAGTGAAAGTCTTTATAGCCATAATTAGAAGCCTAATCTGTTGTAGTCAAGCCTGCCATAGAACACGTCATTTAACCGTAGGTAGGCGTTAGTGTCGCCGGCAGCTGTAAATAATGTTACGCGGGTTTCGTCGCCGGGTGTGGCACTAATAACCCATCCTTGCATGGTGACGTTGTAAACGTTGCCGCGGAAAATGATACGTGTAACGTCCGTCCATTGTTGGGACAGCAAAATAATCAGTAAATTAAGGTTTATTTGGGTGTCGACACGGGCGCTAATAGACCGAATGGCGCTATCGGGGTCTAAGAAACGGTTAAGCGTGTAGTTTGCCAACTGGAATGCTTGGTCGTTTGTGTAATCGACGGTGTTTAGGACGTAGGTAGTGAACGGGGTTGTCCCGGTGTTGGCTGTCTGATTAGTTAAACCGGCAGGTTGTACGGTTACTTCATTGTAGAAATCTTCGGCGGCTGAACGGAATTCTAGGCGGTCGTAATTGAATGCGTAGTCAACGTATGGGGGGGCTACGGTGCCATCGCTGAATTCTGGCGGGGTTGCTGCCCCGCTGAACATTACATCCCGGCCGACAAAATCTAGGCTTCCTATTTCTAGTGTCGAAGTACTGCCCGTGGTGCTGCGTAGTAGGCCTTGCTCCGTGTATATAAGAGTGTTAACAAAATCTAGCGCGTTACCGTTGAAGTTTGTAATAACGCTATTAAGGCTAGATGTAACAATGCTTCCCCAAGTGATAGGCAATCCGAGCCGGTCTACAACGTCATAGTATGTATCTCCTACATTCTGTTGTATAAAACTTTCATTGGTTAACTGCGCCCGACCAAATGCAGCTTGTAAACCTTCACAATAAATAGTTACAACATCCATGCTAGGTATTAGCCCGTAATCTATTTTTACGTCGCTAATGGTGCCTTGGAACATGGGCCAATAAACGTTGGTTGGGTTTGGGGGGCTGTAAACGCCGTAGACGTACGCCAAAATAGGTTGGCCAACTTGTGGGGTACTAGTCCACCCGTCGGGGTTCCTAGATGTTATTTCGCATGTTTCTACTTGGAACGGGTCAATGATGCGCCGGCGTCCCCGAGAAATAAAAATGTTTTGTACGTCCGGGAGAGTTACAAAGCCCGCGCCGGCGTCAAAACTGACGCGCCAATCTAAAGCCATTAGCCGCCAACTCTAATTGGTACGGTTCCGTTGGTGACCATGTAGCGGCGTAGCGCGTCTACTACTGAGTTTGGGTCGCCGCCGTTTACGTTGATTGTTACGCTAGACGCGCCGACGCTTGCGGCTGATACGCGGCCGCCGCTCATATTGGGGCTTGCGTTGATGCTGCCAAGTACGGGGCCGAATGGGTTAGTAGTTGGGGCTGGAGCTGCTCCGCCGCCGAATACGGCGCCTAGGCCTGCATCTAGTTGCTCACCAATAAGCGCGATACTTGCGGGGTCTACCGCAAATTTTAGTAAAAATTCGGTGTTGGCTATGACGCTGTTAACGCCGTCTACTATTGCTTGCGCTTGGTCTATACCGGATTTGTACCATTTATCGGCTGTCAGTTTTGCTATCTTATCGGCCGCTGCGTTAATGGTTGTAGAGATACCTAGCAAACGGTCTATAGATGCTTTACCGCCAGCTAGCAAACCTTTAATAATCTCTAGGCCTACATCTGCGCCACTAGACAAAATAGATTGCAGTAGCGCGGGATCATCCAAGCCGGCTTCTATAAGTTTTTCTATGCCGGCGGCTAGTTCTCCCGCTTGCTTGGCTTGGCCTTCTAGTTCGCCAAAGAAAGATTTAGCGCCTTCGCTGCCTGCCGCGTTAGTCCATGCTTCGCCAACGTTGAAAATACCGCGCACTACGTCGGCGGTGGCGTTATAGAAATTGTTGTAGTTGTCGGTAGCGGTTGTTAATAGTTCATTTGCGCGCATGAGCGCCGGGCTAAATTTGTCTTTAACTGTCTGGACGGCGTTATCCATAGCCGTTTTTAAATTCTTTTGGGCGTCGGTTAGCTCTTTAGTGTCTTTGGCTGTTTTCTTTGCTGCCGCGCCAGCCTTCCCGGTGGCTTCCGTGGTGTCGTCAATGGTTGGTGTTGCGGCTTTCATTGTGCCTTGGACGTCTGACCAAGATTTAGCAAGCGCGTAGGCTTTTTCTGCGGCGGTTTCGGCGGTGTCATCCAAACGGCCTAACGTCACTTTGCCTATTGCATCTAGCTTGCCTAGGTCTACGCCAATCCAGCTAAGCGCCTTGGACATGCCATTAAGAATTTTTATGAAAAGGTTTACAGCTGTCACCCATCCATTAATCATGTCTTCGAAATATCCAATAACTGCGTTAATGACTTTATTAACTACAACGCGGAAGCCTTCAAACTTGGTGTAAAGCGCGACAAGTACAACAATTGCGGCACCGACAGCGGTAGCGATAGCTACAAACGGGTTTAAGTTGAGCGCAATGTTTAACGCGACAACGGCCGCGGTTACGCCGGCGACAGCCAATGCCACGTTTTTGAATACTTGCGGGTTGTCTTCTGCCCATCGCGCCAACTTTTGTAGGTATGGCAACACGGCTTGTATGGCTGGCAGTAGCGAAGCGCCTATAGATTCTTTGGCTTCGTCTAGTGAAATGCTGATGTTTTTAAATTTGCCGGCTATTGAATCGGCGGCGGTTGCTGCGTTGCCGTTGAACGTTGTCGCTAATTTGTCTTGCGCTGCTTTGAAGTCTTTAGTTTTAACTATTGACGCGTCTAGCGGGATGCCTAGCTTTGTGAGCGCGCCCAAGTTGCCGTTATATGCCTTTGAGAGCGCCATAGAGACGGCTTCAACGTCTTTGCCGGTGCCGGCCGCAATGTCTAGCCCAAGGCTTAGAAGCTCTTGTGCTTTAGTGACGTCTCCGGTCGCGCGTACCAAATTCCCCAACGCCGGGCGGAGCTCACTATCCGCCACGGCCGCGGCCCGGGATTGTTGGGTAATGAAATCTTCGACGGCTCTAGTCTGAAGGATGCTCGCGCCGGTGGTGTTGCGCAGCGTTTGGGCCAAAATGCTTTGCTCTTTTTGATCCTCTATTGCAGCTTTAGCAGCAGAGCCAAGAGCTACCGCGATACCAGCAAAAGCAGCGGCCGCGGGTACTGCCGCTTTCTGGATTGCAAACTTGCTTTTAGCGGCTGCGCCGTCCAAGCTCTGAAATTCTTTTTTAGCTTTATCGAATCCAGCCGTGTTAAGGCTAGAAATAATGGGGATATTAATAGCCATAGTTAACGCGTCCTAGTAGTAATCAAATTGCGGTTAACGATAGTCATAACACGTTCTACAATCTGTTGCATTTCGGCTTGCACGGTTGTTTCCATACTTAGCGCAGCCGGTTCCATGGCGCGGGGGGCTTCTTTCGGCCCGACGTGTTCGCCTTCAGCAATAAGGTTGGCTACGAACTGGCCGCCGCCTCTGATGCCTGCATGATCCCATATGGCGCCCGCTACGTCTCTTTGCTGCAATGCAAGCAATTGGTATTGGGTCGCCTTGAAATCGGCTGTACGGCCGTTAGAAAACTTTACGGTACGGGCACGTTGCCCGCGTTTCCCGACAACGGTACGAATACCACGTATAACGCGATCACGCGACCAGCCGGTACCGTCGCGGCCTTTAATCATGTTCCCGTTTACCATGCGCGATAGCGGCGCTTTAACGGGGATAAACGAACGGGCAGCCGTCACTAATTTGTTACCCGCGCCTGCTTGGATATCTTTAGTGATTTGCCGGCGTAGTAAACGGTCTACTTTGTTTATTTCGGCCAAGGCTTCTTGGATACCGTAAATTTCTAGAGATGCGCTAGCGGGCATTTTGTTTTCTCTGCCTTTCTAGTACATCTATCACGGTGGCCAAATCTGTTAAATCGAAGTCTATACCCGGTGGCCACCACCCGGCATGTAATAGCAACTCCGCTAGTTGTCGCCGGACGCTCCCGGCTCGGTAAAAGTTGCCGGCTCACTGTCCACTACTTCTAGATTTTCAATCGTGTTAATGAAAGCGTCTAGCGTGGCGGGCACGATGACGCCAGCGCGTTGGCTAGCTTCGTACGCCATGAAGGCTAGATCTTCCATACCTACGCCGTTGCCTAGGTCACTTGCGCGACGTTTGAAACGTCGTTCCCAAGCAACAATAACGGCAAGGCTAGTTGTTACTTCGTAGGCGTCTTCGTTTTGGCGTTGTACTTTTAGCCGTAGCTGCATGTCGGGCTACCTTTCGGGTTAGTTGTTTTTAGCTTACGTCGACAGTGTACACACCGCCACGCACGACAATATCCATGGTGGCCAAGGTGCCCAAAGACGCATTCATGACCGGGAGCGATTCAAGATAACCGCCCGAAATAATGAAGCCGGGGTTAGTTGCTGAGTATGTGCCGGGTGTTGCCGGTGCCGCGGGGCTAACGGTAATGGTTGCGATTTGTGTACCAACCAAAGTGCTGAGAGTTGCGTATGATTCGCTAGCTGCATAGCTGGCAAACATCGTGATAGTTAATTCATTGGATTGCAAACCAGCCGTATACACTCTTGAAGTTCCGCCAAAGGCAGTTGACTCCAGAGCTTCATGTGTGTGTACCAGCTGCACCGACGTACATTGATCCGACAAATTCACGGCCCCAAATAAAACTTCGGGGTTTGAAAGGTATGTGCTTGTAGCCATTGGGTTTACTCCTCGGGGTTTTCTTCTGCTTCTGTTTTAGCAGATTTTGGGGCTTTAGTGTGTGATTTCTCAATAATGAAACCGCCCGCCAAAAGGTAGGCGACATCGTGGCCGTCGGGGTTAAAAGGTTCGCCGACTTTGCCAACTCTAGAACTATTTACAATGTACATATTTTCCTAAGAGGTTTGGGCCTGCATGGCTATGGTTAGATCATACGCCGGATACTCAGCGCCGCCAATAACGGCGATAGTTGGGCGTCCGTCTTGTACTCCTACTTTAGCGGCAATTACTTTGGCCGCTAGGTTCATTAGTGATCGCTGAGCGTCCAAGTTGTTTGGGCCAAGAGTGATGCAACGCACCGGGAAAAGCATCTTAACAATATTGAAGTTAAATGCTTCGAAGGTGGGCGCGTCAATAAAAGCGCATGGCGGCACAAGGTTGCGCGGGTCGTTCACGACTTGCAAACCGGTTACCGCTGTAAGTGTTGCGGTTAGGTCGTCCAACGCTTCGTTAAAAAGGTCGGTGTAATTTACTGGCATCGTTACGCCACTTGTGGTCGGTTGATGCCTAGCAACTGTTTTACCATGCCAGAAAGTCCCGTGACCGATACGGCCCCGCCGTCTGCGAAGCTAGCGAATTGATCGATACTTCCCCGACTTCTGTAATAGGCGCCCCCAAGCATAATAACGCCGAGCGTTACATCCCCACTTGGGCTAGTTGTTGGGTTATCAATCCAGCCGGATTCCTGCCTTCTGCGAAATGCAAAAGCGTTTGCCGCTGAAGCGCATTGCGTTAGGAATGTCGCGTCTAAAGTGCTCGCGGTTCCGATGCCTAACCAGTCTTCGATCTGTGCAGCTGTTACCCATTGGCATGTAGGCGAATAAGTTAGCGTGCCGGTTGTTGCGGTACGTTCGACGTCGGCAGCGGTAAGGCTAAATAAAACTTGGTTGGGTATCGGCCAATCAGTATTTAATAGTAAATCGCCTTGCTCATCTATGCCCAAGAAATAGAACTGTGGGCAAGCGTAAACGGTGCGCGTACCGTTGAATGTTGCATCAACGGACGCGACCGTAATACTATCGCCGGGCTGTATAACCGCATTAGTGAGCAGTTGCAAAACGCCGTAGTTATCTACGATTTGCTTGTGCGTGATTGTATAAACCGCCATGGCGGTAGCCCGCCTCTCTGGTTATGCGTTGACGATTTTAACGAACTTGGTTGCATCTGCCATGAAGACAGCTGCGTAGCCGCGGAATGCGATAGTGCGGCCAAGCGTGCTTGGGACGTCTACCGAGATCGCGCCTTTCATTTGTTCGTAGAATTCGAAACCAGCAGCAGCGCCAGCAGCGTGACCGACAACGCCGGAAAGTGTGCCGGTTGTGGTTCCGCCGCTCATGTTTTTGTCAACTACAAGAGTTAAACCAAGCGGGTTACCGTTCCAAGACACGGCCGATTGTGTGCCGTATGCGTTGTATCCGCCAAGGCCGGGAGCGCCCACGAACGGGAATACCGGGGATTGCGAACCGTCTACGGCCATTCCTAATTTTGCCCAAGTGACGGGGCTAACTACGTAATGGGTTGGAAGGTAGTTGCTTGTGTTTGAGATTTGGAAAGCAGCGCCGTAGATAGCTTCTACAATGTCCGCACCACTAAAACTAGTGAGTGTTTCGGTTTGCGTGGTTTGTGCTACCAACTGGTCTACCGCGTAATTATCGGTTGCTTGGCCGTAGGCGATTGCCAACTGCTCCAAGATAATGTTAATTGATGCGGGATCGCTCCAATCAAGATCCTGTTCGGACACGGTGACATATGTACCGAACGTGAGCTTGCTGACATCAGAGTTCGACACGCTGACGGTTGACGGATCAAGTGCATTTAGCTGGCCGGTTGGCTGTTCTGTCACTACTGGACGGGTAACAATTTTAGGACGGCGGAAAGTTGCGCCGGCTGTCGGCATCGCTTTTGTCCCGATTGCTGAGACGAAAGGCCTAATAGGATTCAGCGAATCGAACACTCCGCCGGTGATCACTTCCGGAAGGATACCGGGCGTATCGGCCGTGGTGATGTTTGGAGCAGCGGCGTGGATGCGTGCATTCATTTCAGCAAATACGCTGCCGCCTTGTGCCATTGCTGCGATGTATTCGCTTGGTGCTGGCAACTTAAATTGTGGTTTAGCAGTTGCCCACAAAGGAGCTGTAGGTGTTGATGCCTCTACTACTGGTGCTTGGTTTTCCGACACGGTTAACTCCTCTTGGGTTTCTGTGGTTTCTTCTTCGGTTTCGATTTCGTCGGCGTCGGGTTCCGTCTCTGGTAATCCTATATCAGATTGCGCAGCAATTTGGTGTATTTTCGCGTCGGCGAATGCTCCTTCGCTGACCATCGATAATTCCGACCAATAACTAGCGGTAACGTGCATTACCCCGTCAACCATTGTCCATTCCGTCGGGGTCGCCCCAACGCTCACGGAATCTAGTACGCCGTCTTGTGCAAGTGTTAAAGCATCATCGCCGGCAGCTGTAGCCGAAATGCGGGCCGCGAACATGACGCCTTCGGGTGTTTCGACGCGCTCGGTGACAATGCCAATAGGTTTTGTGGAGTCGTGGTATTGCATAAGTTTTGGCGCGGGGCCGTCAACTGGCAAACTACCGGGCAAAAATAAAACTTCTTGGCCTGTACTGGTACGTGCGGCTTTGTTATATGGGGCCGCCAAACCGTAAATAGTGCGCTTTGGTGCGGTGCCTTTTGCTGCTTCTACAGTAAATGAGCTTGGAGTAAACCTAATCATTTAATACATCCTCGGGTGTGTC